GTAAGCGCACCCCGGGAGCTGCACAACTTCAAGCTGCACATTCTGCTTGGGCCGCCCCTCCTCTAGCCACTCATCGGCACGGCTCTGGTATACGTCGGTATCGGCTACGTCCCTGCAATCCCTGGCGGCCTCGTGTCTGTTCCAGGTCGTTTCTGCTATGCGTGTCGCATCAGTATACCAGGTGCGGTAACGATCATCTTGCCTCCCCTGTCCCAATATCATCACGGCGTTGGTATCATCGCCCCATTCATCCCATTGCACGTTGTCGAGGTTGCCCCGTTCAATGCTGAATATGACAGTTGATCTCCGGTCGGTTCCATATTGCCCGTCATACCACTTGAACTGAAAAGCGGCCGTGCCATTGCCCACAATGGCAAAGTCCCCGCCGCCGATCCGCGCTATTCTCTGGCAAACATCGAGCAGGTTCTTGCTCGGCTCTGTCCAGTGGTCACTATTGCCATTGGCGCCATCCGCCTCTATCGTCAGGCCAGAGCGCGCCCGCGCCCCTGCCCCTGGGCCGATATTCTCGTTCACGTATGCCTTGATAACCGTCTCTGCAACGCCGTCTTTATTCGCCGCCGCACTGCCAGCCGCAGCATCTACAATGGCCCGCCGCAATAGGTCATTGTAGCTATACCCCGTTATCGTAACCTGATGGCCTTTCTCAGCGCTGTAGTTGTGGTGCTTGGCCCGCATGAATCCCTCGAATTCCTTGCGCCAATCTATCGAGTATTCATCGTCCCGCCACCAGAATTCGACCTGCCCGTCTTGCTCTACGTCGGCCAGCTTTGGCGCTTTTGCGTCCATCGTCATGGCAAAAGCGCCAACGCCGTTGACCTCAGAGACAAAGCTGAATTCAGGCGCGCCTAACTCGGCGTGTGTATCGATGATTTGCACATGCGCGCCAGCTTCGTTGTAGAGATCGATGCGCCATGAGATCATGCTTATGTTCCAACATAGATGAACGTGTAGAGATAGATAGTCTTTTGCCGAATATCGACGGCGCTTTGGCCCGATTGATTTGCGGTCTGGCCCTGCATGGTATGGTAGTGGTCGCCAGCGTATGTAGTATCCCCCCCAATATGCGCTACGGAATGATCTGTCCCGTCCATCACATCTATGGGCGTATCCCATCCATGCCTGTGATTCCCCACCGTTGTCATGCTCAGCCCTGTCGCGCCGTGGTTGTGCGTCAGGTCTGCAGCGTCCGCTCCGCCGGTCGTGCCTGTTGCGTGGCTTCCACTAGCCCCTGCGATTACTCTATCCTGTATATCGGGGATGGTCACGCCGTTCACGCTTGCCCCACCGTCGCAGTGTACCCACGACTCATAGGTCGTGCCGCTAACGACCATGCGCCGCCCATCAGAGCCGCCCAGCGTGGCGGCAGCGTTCTGTGTAATTTCGCCTATGATGCGAATGCTTGCTTCGCCCCCCACGACCTTTAGCGTATCGCCGCTGATCTCAATAGTGCTGCCATCTACCTTGACCGCAAGCGCAGAGCCATCTGCTCCCTCTAGCCCATCCCCTGCAACATCCGCTGCCAGCTTGGCTGCTGTTACGGCTTTTCCGTCAATCATGTCAGAGCTCACGCGTGTCGCAAAGTGCGCCATTGAGGCGTCGGTCACTTCGCTTGTCAGGTTCGTGATTGCGCCCGCGTCGTCTATGTCATACCAGGCAAGGGACATCTCCCAGACCGTGTTGCGCGTTTGTGTCAGACTTGGCACCGTGCCAGTCGTGCCCTCTTTGAGTGCCAGGCGGCATTTGAACGCTGCCCAATCCGCCTTGATAATCACGCGGTCACGCCTGGACTGTCCCGCCGCCGCGCTGTTTGCCGACAAATCATTGGAAGCATCGTTGATGTAGAAAAAGCCGTCTACAGTCGCCGCGCCGGTATTGACGCGGATCGTGTTCGCCGATGGCGCTGTGACAGCCATTTCGTTACCCGCCCCCTCTAGCAGGAAGGCGTTTGCCTCGTCGTCTTGCAAGAATAGCGCGCGGTGCATCTGTCTGATTTCCGCGTCGGTATATGGCCGTCCATCCTCGTCATCGGGGTCTTGGTCTGCAAAGGGCATACTCCACTCACTCATAATAGCCTCCTAGATTGCTAGGTATCGTTCATAAAGCGTGAATACGATCTTGGTCGATCCTGTCGCCGCGCTACATTCGACGTGGATCACGTTATCCCCGTTAATGACCTCGCTCTCGGGTGCCATGTGCCAGGTGATGAGATCACTATCGCTGGTTAAATCTGCTATGTCTGTATTGCTTGTAGAACTTGTAACCGTCTTGTACCCCGCCGCCAGGTTGATCGTGACAACCTCGCTTGCATTGATCGTGTGCCCTGTAAAGTCCAGCTTGTCACCTGTGGATTCATTCGTGATAACGAGGTTTGCCGCGGGCCCCGTGATCTCGATAACAGGATACTCTGGCGCTGTCCCGTTGTAGCGCTTCGTCTCGCTGGCATCAATGGTAGATGCCCCAAAGTCAATGGGGAAAGTGAGAGGGAATTCGTAACTCCCACTACCGCCGCCCACGGCATAGGGATAGATAACCGGGATTGGGTTGTACCAGTATGGGTTGCGTGCTATGAGGATGCACACATCCCTGGTAAGCCGCGGCCCGTTCTTCGCGTCGTAGGGGAGTGTTAGGCCACCGGCAAAGCGCACATCTAGCTGGCGCTCCGTCGCATCGTCATAAGTGATGCCAAAGACGGCATCCTCCTCTAGATTTGCCAGCATGTCGGGCAGCTCTGTCCGGTCTGTCCAGCGCGTCGCTCTGTCTGCTGACACCAGCGAATAGTTGAACGTGATGAACCGTGCCCCATGCCGCGCATTGATGATCGAGACGCCCTGCTGCTGGGGGCCCGCCCGCATCGTATACTGTGGCTCTAGCAGGCCCAGCCCCTGCACGGTATGGACGCTGTAATCCGATGTCAGCTCTAGCTTTGTGCTCCACACGTCCTTGATCCAAAAATGCGCGGTCATGATGCCAACCTCAGCGCGGCTACATAATTACTAAGGACCATCTCATCTTGATACCTCGGATAGACGGCTTGTAGATTATAGTTATTCGTGATCTGCGTCCCACCGCCCCCACCGCCCCCGCCCGCTGTCACAGCTCGCAGATTCAGCCCACCTGTTGATACGGCGAATCCGCGTGCTAGTTCTCGCCCGATCTGGGCACCGAGATTGTATGCCTGGCGTGGCAGCGTTTGCAGCGCCGTGCCAAATATGATCTGAATATCACTCAGGGCATCCGAGATATGTGTAACGGCCCGTGATAAATTGGTTTGCACTGAATCGGCAAATAGTGTTAATACAGATGTCGCGCCTTCACCAACTCCCGCCGCCGTCTCTATGGCGCTGATAGAATCTAGCCCCGCTGTAATTGCGGTTTTTACGTCCTCGGCCGCATCGCGGAATACGATGGCATCTGCAAGCCCCTCATCCGACAAATCGCGCCCTATATCACTTAGGCCAGTGAGCAGGATATTCAGATCTGCTCTGAAAAGTGCCAGCGCTGCCGGAACATCGCCACCCTCATATTTGAGCAGGTCTATGAGCGCCTGAATCGTTGGGGATACGATGCCGATAATGGTGGTGGCTGCTGCAGCAAACGCCGCTGCTTGTTCGAGCCCCTCAATGGCAAAGTCTCCCGCTATGTTGCTGATCGCGGTGATGATCTCGGCCAAACGGTCGCGTAGGTTTTCAGCCCTGTCTTTAATGTTGGTCGTGCCCTCATAGGCCAGCAAGGCGAGTACTGCCTGGATGCCTGGACCAATGATGCCAAAGATGCCACTGGCCGCCTGTGAAAAGGCCGAGGCGGCCTCGATGCCCTCGATTTTGAACTTAGATGCAAGCGCTTGAAGCTCTGGAATGATCTGCGCGAGGTCTTGCGCGAGAGATGCCATGCGCCCCCGTACATATTGTATCGGCTCATAATCTGCGAGTGCTATCAATGCATCTACGGCGGGCTTGATGATAGACACAGTGCCCCCAGCCGCCCTTGCAAATGCCGATGCCGCCTCGATGCCTTCAAGCTCGAATTTGCCCGCGAGGGTTACTAGCGCAGGAATGATCAACGAAAGATCGTGCACTAGAGATTCTATGCGTCCCCGCACATATTGAATCGGTTTATAGTCTGCGAGTGCTGTCAATGCATCTACGGCGGGCCTGATTACGCCGACTATTTGACTGATTGCAGCCAGCAATCCCGCGGCCGCCGTCAATCCTTCAAGCTCAAACTGTCTCGCAACTCCTTGCAGCGCGGGCACGATCTCTTTTAGGCGATCACAGGCATTGGCGATCTTGTCTTTGACGGATGCAATCGGCTCATAGTCACTGATCGCGGTTATCGAATCCACGACAGAACGCACGATACCCATAATACTGGAGATCGCCGATGATGCCTCCGCTGCCGCCGCTAAACCAGTCGAGGAGAACGTTGTCGCCAGGGATTGAATTGCCTGAATAACGTTAGTGGCCACCAATAGAAACTGTGCTCGCCACGTTCCCATATCTGGCAGATCGTAGAGTTTGATGGCAGAGAAATCTTGAATAACTGCCTCGAACATCTTCTGGATTTTGCGCGAGTCCTTTTGCAGAACCTTGAGTCGCTTGTAACCCACGACACGCTCAAGCTCATCCAGCATGGTGATCATCGCGTCTATCATAATGCGAAACTGTCCTAGATATGCCTTGAACCCCGCCGCATTAGGGGCAGTGCCCACGCTAAGCTTTGTCAGTACAGAGAAAGCATCAATGATCTTTGCGACGCTCTTGCTGATCTTTTGCAGCACCTTGGCCTCGCCCATGTCGATGCCCTTGGCCCATCCTGCCATGATCTGCAAGCCCATCTCGGCAAAGACTTTCGAGGGGGATGAAATACCCAAAAAGCCTTTGGCGGCGGCAAGAGCCGCTTCGGCTACTTTTCTGGCCGCGTTTTTGATGGCTTCAATGCCTCCCTCAATTCCCTTTTTGATGCCCTCGATGACATTATGCCCCACCTGTTTCCAGTCTGTATCTGTGAATTTCTCTTTTACGCTGGTGATAATTGCACCAACAACAGTCGTAATTATGGCGATATAATTCTCAAATACCTTCTTGATCCCCGTCCAGATCGTGTCTACAATGCCACGTATCTCTTCACCAAACGTAGTCCAATCGCCCTTTAGGAGCGCTAGGAATGCCTGTACGATGCCTCCAATAACTCCAATAACGGTTTCAAATGTGGTTTTGATAGTATCCCATATTAAATCCACAACCGTCATCACGGTCTCGCCATGGACTTCCCACCATCGCTTGATAGCCGCCAAAAATGTTTGATCCCCGTGCTCCCGCCACCAGCCACCGATAGTATCTATAAACCACTGAATCTTGGGCGCTATCCACTCGATAGCACCCCTGACGGCATTGAGGATACCCGTCCAGGTCTCATTCGCTTTGCCCTTTATGTCATCCCCGTGGGCTGTCCATAGTGCTTTTATCGTATCTACAAACGATTGAATCTTGGGCGCTATCCAATCAATGACTGCCCGCACTTTGTCTTGGATATCTCCCCAGTTGCCTATCCAAGCAGCGGCGAGAAGTGCAATTGCTGCAATTACGAGGCCAATCGGTGATAGCAGTGCCCCAACCACCGTCGCCACAGCTCCGAATGCAGTAACAAGCGGTCCTATAACAGCCAGCACCCCCGCGATCTTGAGCGCCAACTCCTTTTGCCCGTCGGTCATATTCTTTACAAAGTCGATAGCAGGCCGGATCACGTCAAGGAATTGGTGCAGGAACGGCAAGAGCAAGTCGCCAAAGCTCGCCGCCACGTCTTTGAGCGCACTTTTCATCATTATCAGCTTGGACTCGGTGGTCGCGTATCTCTGCGCTGCCTCTTTAGATAACGCGGTGTTCTCGGCCCAGGCTTTTGCAGATCTGCCCATGGTATCGTTTATGAGATCGCCGGCGCCTGCTAATGAGAGAAACGATCTGATAAGCCGTTGGTCCCCGAGCTCAAGATCATCGAGGATTCCCATCGCACCATCGCCCGCATCGCCTAGCCCCGTGACAAAAGCCGCGAACGCCCCCCCAGCATCCTTTTCCCACATCTTGGCAAAGTCGCTCGCGCTCATTCCCGCAGTTTTGGCAAAGGTAGCCAGTTTATCGTCGCTGAGGGCAACGGATTTATTCATTGCCAGCAACACTTTTTGCGTCGCCGTACCGCCAGCCTCGGCCTGTATCCCAACCGACGAGAAGGCGGCAGAGATACCAAACACATCCGCCTCTGTCAATCCCGCAATCTTGCCAGCCCCAGCGATTCGCTGTGCAAAGTTAACGATGTCTTTCTCCGTTGTGGCAAAGTTATTGCCCAAGTCCACAACGGATGATCCCATATTCTCGATCTTATCTTGCGGTGTCCCCATGATATTGGCTATCTGGGCAAACGCCGTGGCCGCCTCTTCGCCTGTCAGGTTAGTCGAAACCCCCATAGCAGCCATCGTTTCGGTGAAGTCCAGGAGATTCTCACGCGTTATACCAAGCTGGCCGCCAAGCTCTCCAATGCCCATAAGCTCTTCAACGTCGACAGGAATAGCCAGCGCCAAGTCTTGAAACCCGCGCTTCAGGTCCTTGCCAGCATCGTTGAGATTGCCATATTCGTCTGTCAATCCCTCGGTAGTCTTGATGACGCCCGCAAATGCCGACTCAACTTTAATAGCACTCTTGACCGCACCGACCCCTATGCCTACGATAGGGGCCGTAACGCCCGCCGTGATCTTGGCCCCTATGCCCATCATGGCAGAGCCCGCTGATTGCAGCTTTGACCTTGCGCTGGCAAGGCCACTCGTCAGCCCCGATAGGTCTGCTCCTATTCGGGCATATAGCGATGCTACTTGCTGAGCCATTATCGTCTCTCACTTGCACGAGATTGTTCGTGGGCACGCGCTGTGTCCAACCCATCGATTACATATAGCATTCCCAGATAGTCCTTGTCATCCATACTATCGATATATTCCAGCGTCCAGCCTATTCTCTCGGCCAATAGAAAACGCATAGCCTCATCTGGGAGCGGGCCTCCACGCCTTACGGCGTGGTAGACTCGCTCTCCGAGTTTTTTGCCCAGACCGCCTTTTCGGTAATTAGATCACCGATAGCCTTTTCGATTGCTAGTGTTTCACTGAAAAAGTCAAGGTCGCCCCAGGCTTCAATATCCTTAGGATCGCTTTCCATTTCCCACGAATCAATAAAATTGCGTAGGAAGGCAGCCCGTTTTCGCCATGGCGTATCGTTATCCAGTTCCGCAAACTGTTTGCGCAGTTTGTCATATTCGCGCGTCGGGTAACTCTCCCGCAGCACGACCTTCTTGCCGTTAACTACGATCTCCATGATAGATTCTCCTTGTTATTCGGTTTTACGATACGTCGCCGCTGAACTGGAACTCGACGCTTACCGTGGTCAGGTCGTTATAGGTCAACGGCCTGCCGCGCGACTTCACAATGGCGTTCACCGACTCTGTAATCGCCGTGCCCTCGCCGCCCCAGGTCAGCGTACCTTCAGTCGCAGGCGCTATAGCCTCCCAAAGCGCCGTGCCTGCCGTGCCGCTCGGCATTACGATCTCCAGGCTCATCGTGCCGTCTTTGAGTGCCGCGAGGTATGTCTTGGAATCGTCTGACCCCGCGCTCTTATCCACTAAGTCCACCTCTTCTGTTGGACTAGCGGTGCGGTAGTACGTTTGTAGCTCTGTATCGCCAAACTTGATATATGCGTTTTTCCCCGTGAATCCATCCACTGCCATGATAGCCTCCTATGCTATTCTTTGTATAGGCGGATACGATATGTTCCGCCCACGTGCCAAATGTTTCGACCCTCTGGCGTCATTTCCGTGTAGCGATAATCTGCCTCTCGCATACACCACATAACGCCCCACCCCGTTACCGATAGCTCTGCCCCGTGCATAAGCGCGTCGATCTCGTCGTCTATCTCGCCTGCGTCCTTCATGCCCGTCGTACTCACCGCTTTGATCGAGTAGATGAGGTTCTTGAACCGCGCCGGTGTTATGTTCTCATCTCCGCCTCCCTGAATTCCAAATACGACATAAGGGGCTGCTGCCCCGCGAGGTGCAATCTGGTTGTATACGCTCGCTGTTCCGGCGAGCCTTGCCGTCAGCGCTGTGCCCCCTGTCAACTGCCCATAGAGCGTTGTCTCTAGTGCATTCATCTGCACAACTGCTTCCACACTTGTGTTAGTGGCTCGCGCTCTGCTTCTACTGCAGGTGTGAGCCAGGGACGAGCAGCCATTTTGCTAGTGCCAAATTCGAGATGTACCCCATACTCCACACCATCCATAATGTCTCGCGTGAGACTCTTTGGCTTCTCTACATGTATGCTGGCCCTAAGTGCGCCGGTGTCCACATGAGGTGGTGACCCTGGCGCGCTTGGTTGGTGCGGAGATCCCCCGCCCTTCATGCTCAACTTGGCGCGCTTCTCGATGTTGTGCGCCGCCACGTCCAGCACATCCTCGGCCCTGCCGGGAATGACGCCCAGCAACCTATCGATGCCCCGCGTCTCTAGCTTGATCGAGATTTCTTTCATGCATTCACCCTTTGCAGCATTGCCTTCCTTAATAGCCGCCAGTCCTTGTCATCCTGGACAGATAGCACCTCGTAGGTGTCGCTATCGAATACCACGCGATTCCCCGCTGCTATGGCTCGATCCCAATGAACGTAAAGCGTCCATACATCGTGAATCGTGAACTTATCGCCGCTGGCTGAGCTCTTGGCTGCTATGTTTACCGCATCCAACCTGCAGGGCACATTGTCAGTGTCGGCCCAGCTCTCTGTAACACCGCCCATGCCGTCCGCCGCTGTGCTTCTAACTTTGATCGTGCACGTACTGGGCAGTAGCTCCTCGGCGTGGAGGCGCGCCTGTGTCAACTCCGCCGCCGTCCATGTAGTTGTCATACTAAGTCGCCCCTGACCATCTCGACAACCGATGGCCGTGACCTGGCTGCATAGAACTTCGCCATTGTTTCGCAGTGCTTGAACCAATCAGACCGGCTCATTGCGTTTTCGCCTGCTTTGAACGAGTAGAAGCTGCTCACTTTCGCGGCCCGTTCTCGCCATGCGTCCGCTGCCGCCCCGTCCAGGTCGTAGCTTCGCCCGTCCAGGTAGCGTGTGCTGCCCTCCTGATCTGCCGTGAACGTCACGATTCCGCGTATATAGTCGGCGGTATAGTCGGCAGTGCCCCGCGTCGTGCCGTTGGCATCATAGACTCGCCAGATGGTCGTGCCGCTTGCGACCTCCTCAAAGTTCTCGCGGTTGCTCAGGAACACCTTGTAGACCGTTTCACCATCCTCAAGCGACGGTTGCGGCGTGAGCGCTTCCTTCCATATGTCGGCCCGTCGCCGGTCTAGGATTTCCTGTGCTGCGTCATCATCCCAAACAGCGCTTTCTGCATCGTCTACCATGCGCCGCCAGGTGAGTATGAGATTTGCCAGGCCTGGTCTAGCTGCCATTGCTATATCCCCCAGCGCTTCCTATCCAGCGGTTGCGCGTATAGATACGATCTGTTGCCCCAGGATGATTGCGTCTCGCCGATATGCTCAGATAGGTCAAGTGCGCAGAGCACGCGGCCCTGTTCCCTTAACCTGTGGCATATCTCCAAGTCCTCGCCGCCCGTCTTTTCAGCGATCGGCCCTATTAGCGGCCAGTCGCTTGCCCTGAATGTCCAGCTTGAACCAGGCACGCTCTTGCGTATCAGCGCCGTCTCGCCGCCAGCCTTGAGGGTCCCTAGTACCGTGTTCCATCCGTATACTGGCTCAAGGTTGCAGGACGCAAGCGCCACGGCTTCGGGCGCATCTTGCCAGAAGGCCATCAGTCGTCTGAGCCAGCCCTTCTTGTACTCATAATCATCGGCAGTAAACATGATAATATCTGGCTCATGCTCAAGCGCCATGCCGATTGCAAGATTCATGCCACGCCCCGCCGAGTGGTTTCTGCTACGATTCACATAAATATCTATACCCATACGATCGCCAAGAGCTGCCAGAATCTTGTCTGTGCCGTCTGTGCTGCCATTATCTACAATACACCAATCAAACGGATATTCTGTCCACATATCCCACAGACTTCGTGCCGTTCGCTCTAGCAATGCCTTGCGGTTGCGCGTCAATAGCGCCACGGCCAGCCTTGGCCCTGTCATTACAGCCGTTGCCACGCTTGAAACGCTTCCCATGCTACCCCCTTGTTGAATGACGATTCCCCAGCCGTGTATGTGATGGGCACTTCTGCAATGCGCAAGCCCTCTTTAATTGCGTTGCCTAACACCTCGATCTGCCAGCCGTGCATTTTGGCCTCATATCTATAATGCAACAGCTTTTCTATGGCCTCTCGTCTGAATGCCCGATAACCACTTGTCCAGTCTGCGATATACTGGCCCGTAACCAGGTTACACATTCGGCTTGCCAGCCTGCTCATTTGCTCGCGTCTCGGATTGCCTATATATGTGGCCCCTGGCATGAACCGCGAGCCGATTACCATGTCCGCCCTCTGCAATGTGCCCAGCAGTCTCTTTACTTGTCGCGGATCATGGGAGCCACCTGCGTCTAGCTGAATAATCTCATCAGCACCAAGGTTCAGTGCAAAGTCCCAAGCCTCTAATAGTGATGGGCCGATCCCCCTTGGCAGATCGTGCCGTATCATTAACGCGCCAGCCTTGGCTGCTCTATATCCGGTACTGTCATTACTCCCATCGTCTACAATGATCACCCGAACCCTCTGCCGCGCCAACATGGTTACTAGAGGAATAATCGTGTCCGCCTCGTTTTTCGCTGTGATGCAAGCCGCTATCATGATAAATCTAGCCCCAGTACGCGCTTGGCCTTGCTATTGTCCGCCCAGCCTATACCATCATCAATCACATTGAACGCCTCGTACCAGAACGGCCCCGGTGCATCTAGCACCGTAATGATAGCTTCCACTGCATGATCCAGTGATGTAACCGGCCCCAACGCGCCGAATCTGAGACACACTACATCTAGCTGCCTTGTGAGCCCGTAGTAAGCCAGGATGTTCTCTGCAATGACCTTGCTCTGGCTATACATCAGCCTTGCTCTGGCTATACATCAGCGCTTGAGGATAGCATTGTAAGGCGTTGGCCTTGAGATATGTCGCTATCGGCGGGCTTTCCTCTATCACGGGCCGCCGGAACGGTATGCCGTACTCGCAGCCATAGTAGGCCGTTGAGCTTGCAAAGATCAGTCGCTTGATGCCCGCCCTCATTGCCGCATCTGCTACGTGATGCGTGCCAACGCAGTTAGTGATGAAATACTCTTCCCACGTCGGCCCCTCAATTGGCCCCGGTATCGCAGCTAAATGCACTATGGCATCACAATCTATCGCGCACTCTGCCAAGTCCCCCTTGAGAATATCCCAGCCATCCTTTATGTCATACCCTGTTATCTCAAAGCGACTGCCAATGCGGGCCACGAGATGCGTCCCCAACTTACCCTTGTCGCCCGTGACTAGGATATTTGACATTTCGTTACCTTCACGTCCTGGATATGGCGCTCACAAAGCGCTATTAGCTCATCCGCGGACCCCAAGTTTGCGCCCATGTGAAACTCGCCGCGCAGGTGATCTATATGGTCAAGCTCAGAGACGCCCGCCCTAAGCACCTCATATTCTGCGCCCTCACAGTCGATCTTGAGCAGTTTGCAACGATCTATACCATGCTCTGTAAAGATGGCCGCCAGCGTCACAGATTCAATGGGCTCGGCCTCTCTCGTTTCCATATAGATTGACCTGCCCCCGCTGTTGCTGGCCCGATCCCCGCCCATGTATACCCGCCTTCCGTCGCCCGTGACGGCCTTATTGATCGCCGTCACCGCCACCCCGTTGGCTTCGATGTTACGCACCAGCCGCTTGTAGTTCTCTTTGTCTGGCTCGTATGCATACACCATCAGGAATGGGTATCGCTTGGCGAGATAGATACTCACGATGCCCACATGAGCCCCAATGTCTATCACTACGTCGCCATCCTCAAAAACTATGTCGTCGGGCTTGTATGACTTGGCAACCTCACGCGCTACGATCTTTGCCACGCCACCTTCAGGGTCATCCTCAATGTCCAGCGCAATGCCATTGATGGTCATAGAGAAGCCATGCGGATAATCCACAGTCTTACCATTTGTAAGTCGTCGTCGCTCTGCTGGGCAACCAGGGACTTTGCAAGGCACGCAAAGCTCTTTGCGTTTGTTGTATAACCCCGTCGTCGCCCAAACATGCTCGTGGTCGGGGTGAATCTCTGCATCTACCATCTCTAGGAAAGGCTTCCAGTATTCATCTACCACCTTATCCCAGTCATAAGCTATCGCCCCTTGGCGCGCCTTCTCTCGTGTCCATTCACGCGCCTTTTCACCATGGGCCATCTCATAGGCCCACTCCAGGCCCTCCACAAAACCCTGTATATCCGGTATGCTGATCCAGCCCCCTAGCGGTGTGAAAAACTGTTGCAGTGGCTT